ATCATATTGTGCAAGGATCTTTTCTTTAATTTCCCATGGTGTAAAACTAAGATTGATTAGATGCATGTTACGCTTAAAGTTTCTAAATAGAGGATGATTAATCTTACCTTCTAATCCTTCTTCAAGGATCGCATCCATCTTTTTTGCAGTAAGCGGCTTTTGGCGTTGACCAACAACAAAACAATCATCTGCAGATAGGATATTAGGAACACCGTCACCTGAATCACCCTTAAGGATATGTTCTTTAAGGAAACGTTCAGGATCATTATGCTCTATAAACTTCTTACGAACAGGATCATACTGACGAACGTTAGAATAGATGTGAAGTTGGATGAAATCCTTATCTCCAGAGAGAATAAGGATTTTTTCATCTCCATCAGATGAAACTATCTTACCATGCGTGTGGACAAGTGTTGCTATGATATCATCTGCTTCCGCAGACTCTACATCAATAACACGATAAGGAAAATAATCCTTGAGTTCTTGTCTAATTTTACCTAGACAATCAAAGATACTCTTCCAATCAAGCTCAGACTTCTCTTGGTTCTTCTTGCGATTGGCTTTGTAGTAGGGGAATTCCTTCTTACGCCAGTTGTTTGTGTTATCACAAGCAATAACAATCTCACCATATTCACGTGAGAACTTTTGATTGAAAGAACGTATAGCATTAAGAACCATATGGCGAACCATATTTTCCTCAAGCTGTGCGTTAGTATGGTTACCCAATTGCATCATTAGGTTTGAGATCATTACCTGGTTAAGATCAATGATGATCATGATATATTTAGAGCTTAGCTCTTCTCCTGTTGAATTTCGAACATAGCTGATATTACATCATTCTTCATCAAAAGTACATTGTTATTTTCTTGAGAGAATATATTTTCAGCTATAAGTTGGAATGGATGATCTATTCCGTAATGCTTAAGCATAATAGATCTTAGGGATTCTACCAAAAAGGCCCCATCCTTTATATTTGTAACCTCGCCGGTTTCCTCGTCATCTATAAAGTCAAATCCGGATGCAGCCATCTGATTAAAAATAATTGGTATTATGGTTGATAATGTTTCCTGGACGTGTAGGTGTTTAATTGTATCGACTCTTTCAATAATCTCATCAACATCTTTTGGCACTTCACGCATTTTACCAGGAAACTGGATAATATTACTCTTATTTTTTAACTCTAAAATATTTGCCATATGGTTTCCTTAAAAGGATTTCATATTAATATTTATATTATCAAGTTCTATAAACCCACTGTTGTTTAGGAAATTCTCTAGGTTGGTCTAATAGACTTCTAATAAGAGCAGACCATTGATGCTTACGACCTTCCCAATTATAAAATCCATCTGTGTAAGATTTCTGGAAATCTAATTTATTTTGGGTATGAGGATCATTAATATTTTTAATAGCATCAGATAGGATCATATGAAGCATTCCTGCATGTGCAGATGCATCCTCGTTCCACTGGTACATATATGTCCAGTTGGCAGCAGTTTCTGGTAGTGCTGCAAAGTTAGGATGTACGCAAAGTAACCTAGCACTCATAGCCTCTAAAAGACAAATACAAGATGTTTCTGGCCAAATAGAAGGATATGCAAAAATATGAGCAGACTTAAGGGCTTCACGTAACTCTTCATTACTGACTGTACCATGATAATTAATTTTTGGATGTTGTTCACATACATCAAATAATGCGCGATAAACATTATCCCGTTCTTCCCATCCATAAAGTTTGAATGAAGAATAAACATCCAATTCAATATTATCAAATTCTTCACAAAGCTTTTCAAAAACTGGAATAAGAATTTGCAAGCCACGATGCGGTGTTGGTGTATAAACTAGTTTAATTTTATCTTTAGGTTTTTCATGTTGTTCGATAGGAACAATAGCGTTTTGCATGACAACACACTTAGACCATGGAATATTATAGTGATTGATATATGCCTGCATTTGCCAGTTAGAGACGAACACAATTTTATGAAATCGATCGTGTCCGCCATTCTTAAGATGTTCAGACTCAGGATCACCAGGAAGGTCATGTTGCCAAAGAATTCTAATTTTTGATTCATCCAATTCTCTAACACGAGATGGAATAATCTGACACTGATCAAGAAGATCTTTATCTACACTTGCGTGCAAGCGATCAAGCATGAGTTCAGTTCCACCTTTGGCGTTCTTAGATAGTTCATTCACTTCCATAATATACTAATCCTTTTATTAAGCCTGGCGAGTCAAGAATGAAGGTCTAATTGACTTCGCTTTAAAATATTGTTTAACAAGATCGATAACAATTTGATTATCGTATGGCTTGCACGAGAAGACGTCAAGATACATGGCGTTACCACCCTCTTGGTCATCAGGAACAAAATGAGCACAGATGTTCGAGGTCTCAATCAACTGTACTAGAGTGTAACCGGCTTTGTTTCCGCTACCGAAGCTAACGATTTGTGGTTCGCCATAAGCAACCATATCTATATCATTAACAAGCTGCTTTGTAAATTTATAAATTGTATCATAATCATTGATAGCGTGTGTATCAAGATCGGCGCAATCTAATACGAGATGATAACCCCAATATGCCATGTCATTTGAACTCCTGTTATTATAAAAAAAGAAAAGCTCTTCAATTAAGAAGAGCTATATTATTTATTCGTATCCTTCGATGTACTGCGCACTGAGAATATTATCTAGTCGGAAGGATCGCCAACCAAGATCATTGATAGACCATACAGGAAGAACATCAGGATTTTCTTTCCGATGATTGTCTGCCGCTTCAAGATCTTCATTCTTCATCTGTGGTGGCATATGTGTTGGGTTCAAAGTTGCACGCATAGTGCGCAGAGAACCATCAACCTTAGTAAAAGTAATATCAACAGCTCCTCGCTTAAGGAGCTTCACCATTTCTTCACGATCGGTAACCATTATTTTTCCTCATTTAAAAGCTTACGAGTGTCATTCAATTCTTCAGTAAGAATCTTATTCAACTCTGTGAATCCACCAATATGGAAACCATCAATAACAACGACTGGAAAAGTCCTAGCGTTAGGAAACTTCTCCAGTAATTGTTCTCTGGTATAATCTACACCAAGTTTGTATTCTGTAAACAGTTTATTTCTCGTGTTGAGAAGATTTTTTGCTGATGTACAGTAGGTGCAATTGTCTTTGCTATAGATCTCAATCAAGATATTCTCTCCAATATTCTAGAACATCTGCCCAGATAGTAGGATCATATCCGGCAGCAATCATGTCTTCTTCAACGAGGATTTCAAGTTCGCTCTTCATTATATATCTCCTGTGAAAGAGAGGCTGCTTACGCAGCCTCCGCCATTTCAATAGCAACTTCGAGAGCTTGAGTCTTGAGGTTGCGGTTAGTACCAAACCATGAGGAAGCAAGACGGTTGTCTTGATTGCGACCCATGACATGGTCAGTCATGAAGGTAACAGTATTAAAAGCCTGCCACCAAGTTCCCTGCGCATACTCTGCACCAGGCTGCTGATCAAGAACCTCAAGAGCAATACCAGCATTCTTGGAAAGCTCTTTCTTGGTGTTATCAGTCGCACCAGTCACAGGGAAGATACGCTTGAAGTAGTCAACGATAGACTCGTCATTGAACTTCTTAGAACCAAGGAAGCCAGCCATTTCTTTATACTTAGCCAACTTGTCAGCAGCGATACCGAGCATCAACTTTGCATTATCAGGATCGAACTTGGTACGATGTGAGATCTTAGCCATGCGCTCGACAGCAGAGTTGAGTGAGAGCGTCAGAGTGTTGTTGCACACCACACGGATGGGAGTGAAACGAACGTCAGTAGAGAAACCATACTTGTGGAAGTTAGAGAACAAGAGGTAGGACTCAACAACGTCACCCTTGAATAGCTCAAAGGATTCCTTGACCTTAGCAAGACCCCAAACGATCTGGCCATCACGGAGAGAACCAGCGGTATGCATCTCCATGTCACCAGAGAGAACGAAGTCGTTAAAGAACTCGAAAGCTTCTTGGTTCTGAACTTCATTCCAGTCATCAGACACAACGTCGATGACCTTGTCATCAAGGTTACGGACGAGGGCAGAGCGACCGACAGGGACTTTCTTGCCAGCAATCTCGGCATAAGCTGGAACCTTGGATACTGTCCAGTCAAGGCCAGCAGCCTCAAGCATCTGGACAGGAGTCAGATCGGCAGGAACCTTGGTACCAAGACCATGCCATGGGGTTTCACCGGCATAAGCCATCTGCGCCTTACCGTTCATCATCTCAATCATATGTGCCATTTGAATTACTCCAGTTTGAAGGGGTTAGTGTCTGTATTCAACTTACTATCTGATACTATCAAACTTCTGATCGTTTGTAAACAGCCAAATGCTACTTTTTATAAAAAAAATTGATGTACTTTCCCGTTCAATATGATAATATATACATATGATCGGATGGGTCCGAAAATAACTGTGTACATTCCGGTTGGACTTGGTATAATAATCTTATGAGAGGTGATAATCATGGCTAGACGTCCTTCCCTAATCAAGCGTACCAAGGTCAAGAAACCGCGGGTCACACGGTCCGAGGCGTATCTTGTTAACCTTAAGTATATGGGTGAAGAACCTGATCTTAAGGGCGAACTCAATGAGACTCAGTTGGGCAAAGCTCTCAACTGGTATAATACTATGGTCACTGTTGATGAGTGCAAAGAGTACACTCGTGATTGGCTTAAGGCCAACAAGCGTGATCGTGAAGCCAAGTTGATCTCTAAAGTTCCTGATGCTTGGTTCCCAACCACAGTTGGTTCACTGACGCGGCTGCTCTCTCGTGGTTGTGTCCTTCCTGAAAAAAATCTTGCTTTCATTGAGACCAAGTTGAAGGAAGCTTTCTTGCGTATCGTTGAGACTGATAAGTCAGAAGTTGTGGTTAACAAGATGTCGATCCAAGATCGCATGCGCGAGCGTGCGCACGAGATCATCGGCGATATCGAGGGCATGATCGATGACACTGACTATGGTACAAAGGGTGACTTCAATCTCTATGACTATCTCAAGTCAAATGAAGTTCCTGCTATGTATGCGACTCGCATCGTGGATAAGTATACACCATGGCTCGGTGAACTCATCGAAGCCCTCGAGGGCAAGGATGATCAGCTTAAGGAAGCTTATGGCTATATGAAGAAGTCACAGATCAAAGAGCGTATCTTGTTCTTTGATCGTCTTATCGAGGATGCCGAGAAGTATGGCAACGTTGCCAAGAAGACTCGTGCTCCTCGTAAGCAGCGCCCTGTCTCAGTTGAAAAGAAACT